TAAATGAACCAGTCATTGCAAGTGCTAATAGACCATATGAAAAAGGTATTAAACCAAATCCAATTAATGCTAAAGCAGGACCAATTGCCAATAGTCCTCCACCTACTGCACCTAGTGCAGCTAAATTTGGAGCCAATTGAACCATTAGTTCTGAAAATGCTACTGCAGTTGATATAACTGGTGCCATTAAAAACATTGCGGCTGCAAATCCTAAGGTACCTAATCCAAGCGCTAGCATTCCAAAACCTGCAAGTGCTAGTAATGGAGCAATCATTGCAAGTTGTACTATTCCACCCATTGTTCCTTCAACATCTACACCCTTTAACATACTTAGGGCAGATGCAAACGGTATAATTGCTAACCCTAACCCAGCAATTGCTAGAGCTCCTAACGCAAAAGCCGCGGCTCCAACTCCAGACATCATTATCATCCCGATAACCATTGCAGCTGCTGAAAGAACTATTATTGCTCCGGCCATGGCTATTATAGATCCTGCGTCTACTCCAGCTAATAGACTAAATGCAAATGCTGCTGGTATAAGTGCTACTCCAAGAATACCCATTGCTAATGCACCTTGCATAACTTGTGAAGACATTTTTCCTATCAATGCGGCGGCAAAGCCTAATATAATTAATATACCAGAACCCATAGCCACACTACTCCAATTTATATCGTCTCCAAATTGTTGAGCGGCCTTTGCGAATACAAACATTGCAGCTGCAATTATTAACATTCCTGCGGCCGCCTTTAATGCAGATTTTACGTTAAACCCTTTTCCAGGAGTTCCTCCACCCTTTGATGGTTTACTTTGTTTTTGTTTTTCTTTGGTAATCATTTTTTCTATACCTAAGTTACCAGTTAGTGCTGCACCTTGAGATATTAATTGAACTAATGCAGCTGCTCCAGCAACAATAGTAGCAGCAATTTGGGCATTTTCAGCAGTTAGTATTGATTCGTTATCCTTTAGTATTTCACCTGTTTGGTTATAATGTTCTTTTTGAGCAGCCGTAAGTCCTTCTAGTTTATCTGCATTTTGTAACATTTTAGCTAAATCTGTTCTAGTCATTCCTACAGAAGCTGCATAAGCCTCTTGTTCTATACGAGTCATACGGGTGAAATCTTCATGACTACCTAATTGTTTTACCAATTCTTTAGTCATATCAATAAGATTATTTGCATTTGCTAATTCTCTGGCCCTATTTAGATTTATAGATTTACCAGTCAATACCTGGGCCTGCATTTCTGCCTCTATTGATGATTCTATATCTAATAGTCCATCAGCTATACCAGCAATTTCTGACATAGACATACCTAACTTTTTGGCAGCTACAGCTGTCATTGCCATTGTTCCAAAACCTTCTTTACCAGCAGCTGCAAATTCTCCATAGTTATCAGCCATTTCTTGAACAACTACACCAGGAGCAACTTTGTTGGCTTTTGCAAGGGCAACTGCAGAGTCCATCATTGCGTCTGCTGCCTCTTGACTATGGCCATTCATAGCTGCTAGAGTTTTATTTAATTTTGCCGCTTGGCCAACGGCTATACCATATCTTGTTGACATAAAGACAACTGAGTCAGTAATTTTACCTTGAACCTTTTCAACACTATAACCTAATTTAAGTAATTCTCCTTGAGCAGCACTAACGTCTTTTACACTTACACCCATTAATGAATATTTGGCAGCTGTTACAGTTGCCGAGGCTTGTAGTTTTGCAGAATTAGCATAACCAATACCTGTTTCTTGAGCAAAGTCTCTAGCTGCTTTTGCCATTTCAAATAATTTATTGACTATAAATGCAAATGCTGCTTGACCGTTTGTAAATATTCCTATATATTTTTGAGCACCTTTTTTCATATCACCAAGGACCCCTTCTTGAGCCTTTAAGGTATCATTTTGTGTCATTAACCTATCACGCATAGTTTCACCCGTAATAAGCTGTTTATCCATTTCCTCATTTAATTGTATAGCATTATCAATCTGTTCCTGCATAACATTTTTTATTTCTGTTTGTGCATTCTTTTGATTTAACAGTGCAGAAGTAATTTCAGCATATCCGGCACCAGCCTCATCTAAAGCAGCTATTTCTGCTGCGTGTTCTTCGTTCATTGAAACAAGTAGGCTTTCTTGCTCGGAGAATAAGTCTCCCAGCTGAATTGCACCAGTCTGTAGATCTTTCATCATACCAGATTCTATACTAGCCAAGCTACTTAAAGCCTTTGCAGTACCCAATCTTCCTTGTTCTGCGAGATCTCTAGCTTTTGCTGCTAGTGCTATCGATTGGTCAGTTTTGGCAATTTGCTGTGAAAAGATTTTATTTTCTTTCTTTTCTTTGGTAATACTTTTTTCAAGACCCGAGATTTTTTGCAATAGTGCCAACTGCTCTTTTTGAGACTTTGCAATTGCATCATAATATCCTTGGGTCTTTTTATCAGACATGAGTTATCTTTCCTATATTCTATCTAGATTATCTTGGTAGGATTTTATTTTACCATGCATGTCGGCTAAGGCTTTTTGTAATTCTTTATCACCAGCAATTTTTTTCATTGCTCGCTTTTCTATAGCTACTCCCATTTTTTTGGTTAGCCACGATATTAAGTCAACAGCAATGTTGTCTTCTTTAAGTGTTTGTTTGATTTCCTTTCGGACTGCCTTTCTTACCTGTTTTTCATTGGTCATGTGTAATCTCCTTTGATTTTGATTCATATATAAATATCAAAGAAGTTGGCTTTTTATCTTCGTTTGGATCCTTTGTTAGCCTTATCCATTTCTTCTTTTTCTGCCTTTTTAGCTGCAAGAAGTTTATCCCAATAGAATCGCCTAAGTGCTATAGGCATATCATATAGGTCAGCCCATTGGAAACCCCCTTGGGAATGGTATGCCATCTCAAATAGCATTTGGTGCAGAATGGGCCTATATTCAGGCCCTAGGCCAAAAAAACTGAACGGACATTGGCAGGGTTATTTCAGTCTCCTCACCAGTTGATTCTGCAAAGTAGTTATATGTTAAGTCTATATCGGGTGACATAGCTTCGATGTGTTCTCTAAACGCCAATGAGTCTCTAGAAAGGAATTCATTTTCTACAAAGTTTCTTATTGCTATAGGGTCATCAGATCCATCCACAGATAATATCATTTTTTTAAGTCTAGTACTTAATTCAGGCTTTACACCAGCAAAACCACCTTTAAATGATTTTTTTTGCCTTTTTAATTCGTCTTGTACCGACTGTTCGTCACCATGGCAAAGTAGTCTAAATTCAATAGTTCTTTTTGCAGTTGGTAAATTAAATACAAATCTATTTTCGCCAGCTTGTATTCCGTCTGTATTAAATTCTTTGTATTCAAATTGTGTGAGGTCAACAATTTCTTCTTGTTTTTCACCACTATTAGGATCAGTTAACTCTACCTTATACTCTTTACCGTATGCTAATATTCTAGCTGCTACCATAATAGCATTTTTATCTCCTACTAATAAATCATTATAATTTATTGGTGAAACAATTAAAGAACGCAATAATCTATCAATAACTGTACCATTTTTGATCAGGTTTTGTGAGGTAAGAATATCTTCTTCCTTAGCAGTCATGTATTTTACGTCTACTTTTCCCTGTGACAGTACAGAACCTTGTGGATATAATAATCCTTTAGATGGTAAATCTATTGTTTCTGTTGGAAATTTATATTCTTGTTCCTGTTTACCTTTTGAAGCTGGTGCTTCGCTAAGAACTTTGTGTTTTAATTCATCATCCGTTAATCTATTTTGATCTGGATAATCTGGGTTTACTACTGTTGATTTTGCCATAACTTTTTCTCCTTGGTGTCTTTATTAACTTGTAACGTATATAAATATATATTCCTGCAAAAAATAAACAAAAAAAGACCCAAACATTTGCCTGGGTCTTAATTTATATTTTAAATATGATATATTAGTATTGTAATATCCAGTAGTCACATCGTATAGATACTGTTATTTCATTAACAGCAGCAGTCTGTGTCCAGTCAATTGCTCCAAAATCAGCACCAGTTATTAGCGCGCCTTTTCCAGTCCATTCTTCTACTTTATCACCTACAGGTCCAAGTACATTAATCGTTATATCTTTCTTATAGAAATCTGCATAACCATCTCTACCTGTTACCGATTCATGATGTAATCTTACCCATTCCATAACGGCTTGTGCACCTGAAGGCACAATTGGATCGTAAAGTACGATATCAATTGGATCCCAAGTTGTTTTACCTTTCACGTATCTTGAAACATTAATATGTTGCAATTCAACTTCTTCGGTTACCACCTTTGGTCTAGCTGCAGTCTTTATAAGGTATGCAGGTATTCCATCAATGTAGAATATAAATCTATTTTGTTGTTTTGGCTCAAAGGCCGTGAACATTATTTCACTTGGGTCTACTAAATTTGCCATTTATTTTTCTCCTCTATATATAAATATCGTCATCTTTTTATAATTGTTAAATTCTATTCTTCAAATGATGCACCAGTTCTCATTATGTTGAAGTCTACAATGATGAATTCAGCAGCTTTTGCAGGCTGTAAGAATATTTCACCTTTCATTTGGTTTCTATCAACTACGTCTGGGGTATTATTTGACTCGTCCATTACAACTTTAAAGGCATATAATCCTTGTTGTTGTTGTACTGTTTCTAAATAAGGGTTAACAATGTTTAAGAATCTATTTCTTGTTGCTGTTGTGTTTTGTTCAAATACAAGATATTTTGTAGATGAAGCAATAAATTTCTTAAGTTTTATCAATAATCTTCTTACGTTGATTCTATCAAGTGCTGAAGATTTAGTTTGTAAAGTTTTTTGGCCCCAAATACATACTCCAACAGATGGGAATACGGCAATAGGATTAACTTTTCCTTCATACAAAGAGTCTCTTTCGCCATGAGTTAATCTTGTATATACATCAGATACAGTTGCTAGGCTTCCACGATTAAGTCCAGCTGGAGCAAACCATGGGAAAGCAACCTTATCATTAAATGCTATTACACCAGGTACTACAACCGATGGTGGAACCCATAAGAATTTATTTACCGTTGCATCAAGTATTTTTATCCATGGATAATATTGAGCAGCGTAGTTTGTATCGTAATTATCAGCTTGTGCTACAGCTGCAGTAATAGAATCTCCTTCAAGAGAATTAACACCATCAAATACAAAGAATGCATCACCTCTGTCTTCACAAACCTCGATACCTTTTGTAATTATATTTGAAGCATTCTTAGAAAGAATACCTGGCATAACAATCATGTTAATATCTAGTTCATCTGGGTTAGCTACAGTATCTAATGCTTTTTTAAATGCTTTATATCCACTACCTGCAGTTGAAGTAAAGCTTAATCCAAAACTATTTCCTGGTGCTAAGTCTTTACCTAAGTTAACAGGCATTGCAGGATTAACTCCATCAAATCCTCCTTGGAATGCAAGAGAGAATTTTTTAGCGTGTAAACTAGATGTAGTATGTATCGTTGAACCAGAGTTAACACAATTTTCTAACTTAAATGAGTTGTTATATCCTGAATTTGCATTATCACTTAATGGAGCAAGGTAATATTTCATTCCATTATTAAGAATAGTTTCATTAAAATTAAATCCATAATATGTTTTAGTATCAGTCATTAAACTTCTAGACGTTACTAATGCAGCTGGAGGATATGATCCATATAATGTATCTTTATAAGGAGATAAATACGCTTCGTGAGCGAATGGTATTATTTGTGGAGAGTATACTGCGTTTTTAACTCTTTCATCACATTCAACCCTTACATATTTAGACATATTATTATAATCACCAGCAACTACTAATTTACTATCAGTACCGATATCTTGGTAGTATTTGTATTTATCACCAATTCTTCTTGCAATAAAGTTTGGAGAATTAGGATCTAAATTACAATTAGCATATGTTTCTAATGAAACTACTTTTGTATCTGTATCATCAAATTTTCTAATAAGTACAGTGAAGCTTCCGTAGTCTTGTCCACTAATTGATCCACCAGCTTTAATAGACGCTATACTTATTTTTGCCATCTTATTAGAACCATTACCATGAGATAATGTATGGAACTTAAATAGAGGATCATTACTAGATCCACCAATAGTTTGAGAAGTTACCCAAGGAGTACTTGCTGCACTATAAGTTTTTCCTGATGTTGCACTATTTGTTCCTGTACCTGCAGCACTTGCAACTGCATTGTAGCTTACAGCATGCGTAGAAGCTGAAGCTTTAGTAAACCCGTAACCACCACCTTTATTATCAGCTGATGTACCGTATGATTGAGAATTAAATAATGAGTGTACATAAAAAGATCTTATGAATGTTTCTGCACCAGTTTCTACACCAGGGATGTAAGCACCTGGTTCAGTTGGTAATTGGTCTTCAAAATAATTTGCGTTTGATTTATCAAATGACCAAGTAGACGCAACTGCTGTATTCCATGTGAAGGTTGCAACACCATCACCAGTTAAAGCTGTACTTAAGTCTCCACTACCACTAGCGTTTGCTCCACCGGCTAAAGCGATAGGTGATGTAGTTCCAGCTAAGGAAGATGTTGCATATTTTATAAGATTACCACCTATACCAGCAGATGATGCTGATAATTGAACTTTAAAGTGGAAAGGTGATACTGATTGAGATGCAGCTAATACTGCTGTTATTCCCAAGTTAGATTGTACACCTTGAAGTTGTGCAACAAATGAAAGTAAAGAATCATCATTGTTAGCTGCAGAACTTGATAAAAAGTAAACTGTTGAGGTTGAACCAGCACCAGTATTTATATCATTGGTTAATGCATTAAGGTTTACTGTATCTACCCCAATAAATCTATACCTTTCATCAGTAGAAGAAGTTATTTGGAAATATACACTTGGTCCAGACGATGCTAAATTACCAGCAAATGCTAAAGATCCTGAATCTAATAGTAACGTAGAAACAGCAGTCTGTTCACCGGCTGTTGAGCCAAATACTATTGATGAGCATTCTTGATCTGGATCATCTGCAGTTGCATGTAAAACAGACAATAGATGCCTGTCAGTATTTGCAGTTGCTGTGGAATTTGATGCAAATGTTGTAGAACCAGAAGCATATATAAATACCTGTTTCGTATTTTGATATCCATCTAATCCAAGTATCCGTACTATTGTAACGGCTCCTGCACTTCTTATATATTCTTTCACTGTAAACGGAACGTATGTTCCTGCAGTACTACTTCCAAACTGTAATTCAAAATCGTTCATGGAACGTATTACGGTAGGTTGGAAAGCGGGTCCTCTTTCTGTTCTACCTATAATTACAGCACCAATTTCGCCTATACCAGCTGGTAAAAATGAAAGGTCGTTTTCCTGTGTAAAAACACCTGGGCTAACTATTCTTTCTGCCATGTTTTATTCTCCTCTGTATATTTTTAAAAATATCTTATAAATCCTTTGTTTCTCTATATATAAATATCACCGAAAATGCCAAAGTTATTCTACAGGGGTAAAGATTCCTGTTTCAATATCTAATGTTCCTTTGCCATATTTACTATTAAGATCTTGTGCAAATTTTACTTCTTTTTCTCTATTATTTTTAAATAAGATTTCTAATTCTGCTCTCTCATTTAGTAATTGTTTTTCTTCAAAATGCAATTGACCTATACGCAATGTTGCGTTGTCATATATCTGTTTAATATTAGATATATTTTCTAATTCTTCTTGTGTAAATGTTTTAGTCTTACTATTTTCTTGTGTTTTTGTTTCAGCCTTTTCAGATCTGTGTGTTGCTAATTTATCAGCAATGTCTTGTTCTTTGTTCATTTTATAACTCCTGTTTTAATCATTAATATTAACCCACCCAGAACTATTATTACCACTATCTGGGTTGGTGTCTACGTTTGGTAGGTTTTGGTTTGCTAAATTTGAGTCTGGTATTTGTTTTGTTATTAAGTTACCAGATCCATCATAAACTTTATTTATGTCATTGGTTACAGTTACATCAGTAGTAAATAAGTTTACTTCAGCTGTACCGTAATGTGTTTTATTGAATTGTGTCATATCTTTTTGTAGGTTATCAGGTATAATATATCCAGACATATTTAACTGAAAGCTAGCTCTTGACATCCTATCGTTTCCTTGTTCTATATCATTTTCAATACCAAACGAATCTAGCGTTGCTAGAAACTTAAAATGATTTTCTTTTCCCCAATATGAATCTGATGCATAATTTATATCTTCAACTATTTTATTTTGGTGTTGTATAAAATCTGTCCATATAATGCAGTCATATGTTAAAGTAACGTAATCAGGAATTACTACACTATGAAACTTTCTAGACGGTTGTCTACCTACTAGGACATCAAAATTATCATATCTATTTCTTGGATTATATTGTTTTTCAAATGTTACGTGTAGATTTGGAGTATTTGCGTCTAATTTTCTAGATAAATTCCTGTTTTTTTCAACATTTGTTCTTCTATACATTATTAAAGGTAATTGAATTTTGCCAGTTTCATCCCTGAATACACCTGCTTTTTGTACGCTTGACCATCTTTCTGGAGAACCATATACTATTGGCACTCTAATTTCATTTTCGCCTTCTTTTACTCTTGGTTGGATAACATTTTCGAAATAATAATGGATTGCTTCGTCAACATCATATAAGCCAACAGTAGGTTCTTTAAATGAATCATTTTGCCTGTCTATTTGTTTAGACCGTATATCTGATATGTATTTTTTATCTGCCATTATTCGTTATATAATCCATACTTATATCCTGCTCGTATATCGTCTAGTTGTACTCTACTTTTTCTAGTTTGGTGTCCTGAACATATTATAGAAAAACTTGAACCAAATTCTGATCTATCGCCACTTGTAAATCCTTTATCATTTTCTGGATCTTTTCCAACTACAAATTGGTTTTCTACAACAGAGTCTAATTCCCAATAGATATTATTCCACCAAATTGTATCACCAACCTCTAAAACAACGTTTGCTGATGGGGTGCCAATGCTTCCAGCTGGTAATAAATCGTCTCTTAAAAATGAGAATTTTGCAAGTTGATTAACATCCATTCCAAATTCACTTGCACTCCAATCTTGGTCTTCTACGTCTACTAGACATGCAACTCTAACGCCTGGCTTATATACTTTATTTATTGATTCACCGTATAAGTTGGTATTAGAATCATATACAGCGGCTTTAAATATATCAACCTCTATATCTATAATTTTATTTACCAATTCTCTACTTAGTGTTCTAAATAAACTTACATCTCTCTGTCCACCAAATAATGCCATAATATTATCCTATATATATTCCGTATGGAACTTTGTTTAGTGTTTCACCTATAAATTCAGATTCTTCTTTTTGTCTTTCTAAAAGATTTCTTCTAGATGAAGCCTCTAGGTCTTCTCTTAATTGAGAAATTAAATTTTCTTTTTCTACAGCAGCTTCTGATCTCAATGTATCTCCATCAACATTAACTTCTGCTCCTGGAATTGGTATTGCACTATATTTACTTCTAACATTACCTAATAATTCTTTTACTAAGGCAAGTGAATATTTTCTTATCCATTGTTTTCCAGGATGATTAATATCAGAATAAACCATATCATCATATGTTGCATTTGAAAAATCAGTTATTGTATTTGCAACAGTACCGTTTTTGGTTGGATTATTTCTTTCTTCAACTAAAACATATTCTACCCAAAGTTTATATGAGGTTTTTGGATGTGGAAATACTCGTAATCTATTATTTCTTAGTTCAAAGCTATATGCCGATTTACGTATCTGGTCGTTAAACTCTATAGCCTGTACCCTTAATAAATCGTCATACATTGGTAGCATTAAGAAATTTACAGCTGGACTATAATTTCCCCAACCAAAACCACCGAGCATTTGGTCAGTACCTTGTCCTGTTCCAACATATGGATCAAAGAACCTTGTCATTGCTGGAGTACCTTGGTAATATACTTTTTTTATTTCTATATTATCTGTTCCAGCTGTTCCAGATTCTAAATTAAATATTGCAGAATCAGTTAAATCGTATACTTGTTGAGATGCTGTAAGCTGTAATGATGCACTATAATGTGTTGTGTCTCCTCCTACGGATGTTTCTGTTCCATATTTTTGAGCAATTGTCATAACTCTTCCAAAATTTGGAGTTATTTCTTTATGCGTTAGGTTACTACCAGTTGCTGTTCCTTTAAGTGTAAGAAGATTTTCCTTTATATTAAAATAGTTTACTTGACTACCATATTCAGTAATGGCCTCTTCAAAACAAGCAAAAAAGTTTTGGTCTTGTAACTCAATATCTACTATTGGGTAGCCTAAGCGTTTTGCACACCAATCTGTTACTTTTTCAGCGTCTGATTGAAAATTAATATCTGAGTCGTATAAACCAAATGGAGTTTCACCTGGAAAAAATGATGGTGCACCATTGTATATTGTTATATTTGTTGCCATAGTTATCCCTTATTGTCTATATATAAATATAGAAAAAAGCGCTAATAAATTAGGGCCCTTTACTTTATTTTATGATTTATTATGCAGATGGTTAACCTGTAACTACCATTAAATAACCAGAACCAGGATGTGCTATGCTACTACCTGATACCCATAAAGAACCTGTTACTATTGGTGGAGTTGTTGGTAGATTCTCAAAACGTATTTCTGAAAGTGATGCACTTGTATATAATGATGCAGTTGCTGCAGCGTAAATATTTACTGCTCCTGAACCTCCTGATTTTCCTGCAGATATTATTGATGAAGTTATGTTACCACTTACATCAAAGTCTCCTATTACAGCTTGACTTCCAGATACCAGTAATGCAGTATTTGTTCCAAACACACTAACATCTGCATGGGGATTGTTGAAGCTACCACTAACAGTTATTGTTGTGAAACCATTAAATTTCAATCTATTGACAGATGCAT